AGCTATTTCCAGACGCAGTAATAGGTCAATGGGTGGACGTCTAGGCGGAAAACGGTAAATGAGAACAGACAAAGACCTATCTCAGGAAGAGTGGGACATTAGGCTTGCTGCCGAATCTGATCTGGCTACTTTTATTCGTCTAATTGCTCCCTACAACATGATGGGCGGCGTACACGAAGAACTGTGTGCTTGGTGGACTAGGGAAGATGCTCTATCGCATCAACTGACCCTGCTTCCTCGTGACCACGGCAAAAGCCGCTACATTGCTTTTAGGGTTGCTTGGTACATTACACGAAACCCTGATTGTCGTATTCTTTACATTTCGTCTACAGCAAACCTTGCTGAAAAACAATTAGGCTCTATCAAACAGATCCTGACTTCTCGTAAGTATCGCAAGTACTGGCCTGAAATGATACACCCCGAAGAGGGGAAACGAGAAAAGTGGACAGGATCTGAGATTTGTGTTGACCACCCTAAACGTAAAGAAGAAGGGGTTCGGGACCCTACAGTCTTTACTGCTGGCTTGACTACCGGCATTACGGGTATGCACTGTGACGTTGCTGTTTTGGACGATATTGTTGTTCAGGAAAACGCCTACACAGAAGAAGGTCGCCGTAAGGTCCACTCTCAATTCTCTCTTCTGTCTTCTATTGAGGGAGCCGATGGAGAAGAGTGGGTAGTTGGTACTCGTTACCACCCTCTTGACCTTTATGGTGAAATGCAAAAGATTGAAGAAGACCTCTATGATACTGCAGGCTATGTTATTGGTAGCCAGCCCGTCTATGAGGTCTTTGAGCGTAAGGTAGAGGACGAAGGCGACGGCACTGGAGAGTTTATCTGGCCTCGTCAAATGAGACCTGATGGTAAGTGGTTTGGATTTAATCGAGAGATCCTAGCCCGTAAAAGAGCCAAGTATCTAGACAAGACACAGTTCTACGCTCAGTACTACAATGATCCTAACTCTGGAGAAGAGGGCGGCATCTCTAGAAACCACTTTCAATACTACAACAAAGACGATCTTAAATTCACCAGAGGACGCTGGCACCACCAATACAACGCCCTTAACGTTGTTGCTGCTATTGACCTTTCGTATAGTGTAGGCAAAAGAAGTGACTACACCAGCATTGTTGTTCTTGGTGTTGATGCTGACAGGTTTTACTACGTTCTTGAAGTAGATCGGTTCAAGACAGAAAGTATTAGAGAGTACTACAAACACATTCTTGAACTGCACAAGAAGTGGGAGTTCAATAAACTTATTGCAGAAACAACAGCAGCTCAACAAGCAATTGTTAGAGAACTAAAACAAGAGTACCTTCAACCCAATGGCGTTAGGCTTTCTATCGAAGAAGTTAAACCAACCCGTCATCAGGGAACCAAGGAAGAACGTTTATCCGCTGTTCTTGAGCCTGTCTACACCAATAACGCGGTTTTCCACTATAGAGGCGGTAATTGCCAAGTTCTTGAAGATGAGCTTATAATGCAGTTTCCTCCTCACGATGACTGCAAAGATGCCCTAGCAAATGCAATTGACAAAATTGTCCCGCCCTCAAACATGAAGAGTCGTAGAGACACTGAAAGTAGAGGTAATGTTATTTTCCACAAACGGTTTGGAGGCGTAGTAGCCTAAGTCATGAGTCGTCGCACAGCTTTATCTTTTGAAGATTTCTTTGATCCTGATCGTCTTGCCAGTGATATTAGTAACAAGTATTGGCATTGGGAATCAAGACGAAACTCTTGGTTGTCTCTGACCAAAGAGTCACGGGATTATATTTTTGCTACGGACACCCGTACAACAACAAGTGGGGGGCTTGGGTGGAAAAACTCAACTCACCTTCCTAAACTCTGTCAGATTAGGGACAACCTTCACGCCAACTATATGGCTGCAGTGTTTCCTAATGATCGCGCCATTACGTTTGAAAGTGATGACCCTCAAGCTTTTGATGTCTCAACCCGTACCGCAGTAGAAGCTTATATGCGGAACAAACTCAACATAGGAGGTTTCCGCACAGAAGTCCAAAAGTGTATTCTTGATTGGATTGACTATGGTAATTGTTTTGCTATGGTCGATTTTGTTAACGAAACTAGAGAGCTTGACGGGGAGCAGATCCAAGGATTTCGGGGTCCGCAAATGAAGAGGATCAGTCCTCTTGATATTGTGTTTGATCCTACCTCTACAGAGTTTGAGCGCACCCCTAAAATTATTCGTGAGTTGACAAGAATTAGTGACCTTGCCTTGGTTCTTGAAGACTATCCTGAGATGGGATACCTGCAGGAAGTCTTTAGCCAAGTTCTCAGAGCACGAGATAAATTCCTTGGTTCTAATGTAGGCAAAGGGATGGATGTAAAGAAAAACGCAGCCTATCAAGCTGACGGTTTTAGTTCCTTTACTGATTACTTTGAGTCTGACTACATTGAACTGCTGCACTTCTACGGAGACATTTACGACAGGAAAACAGAGCAGCTTCTCCGTAATCAACACATTGTAATTGCGGATAGAGCCTATGTCATACGTCAATCAACTCATCCTACTTGGAAAGGCACACCACCCATTTTTCATGCCGGATGGCGTGTTCGCCCAGACAATCTTTACGCTATGGGGCCTCTCGACAATCTCATTGGGCTTCAATACCGCATAGACCATTTGGAAAATGCTAAGGCAGATGCCTTGGATATGATTGTTCATCCGGTCCTCAAAATTCGAGGATTTGTAGAAGACTTTGATTACGGACCTAATGAACGCATCTATGTAGGCGATGAGGGCGATGTTCAGTTTATGAGCCCTGATGCTACAGTCCTGTCTCTCAATACTGAGATTGCTTCAGCCATGCAGATTATGGAGGAGATGGCAGGAGCTCCTAGGCAAGCAATGGGGCTTCGTACTCCCGGTGAAAAAACTAAGTTTGAAGTACAGGTTCTTGAAAACGGAGCCAACAGGGTTTTCCTAAATAAGACAACCCACTTTGAAATTATTTTTCTTGAGCCAATTCTTAACTCAATGCTAGAAATTGCACGACGCAACTTTGGCTCTGCAGAAAATATCCGCATTGAGGATCAGGACTTTAACTTCCAAAAGTTTATTAGTGTTACTCGTAATGACCTAACGGCTAATGGCAACCTTCGTGCTATTGGAGCTCGGCGGTTTGCAAACAAAGCAAACATCTTGCAAAACCTTGTACAGTTTAGCAACACGGCTATTGGGCAAGACCCAGAGATCAGACAACACATGTCGTCATTTAAACTGGCTAAACTTGCAGAAGAGCTTCTGGAAATTGGCGAGTACAAGATTGTTGAACGGAATGTTCGTATTGGTGAACGTACTGAAGGCGCACAGCTTGAAGGCACGGCACAGGATATGATCTTAGGACAAATGGCAGGACGAGGCGCTGGTGGACCGGGACCGCAATAAAAACATTGATAGCAGATGGACGCAAGGTTTATCTAAAGAACAATCTGATCTTATTAAGAAACTCGTCAACTCAAATAATTTAGTTCTTGACAAGTTGCGTCAGATATGTTATAATAGAAGTGTAGAGTTAAAGAAGAAACTAGTTTCTGAGTCTAACTTCTCTGAACCTAATTGGGCAGTGCATCAAGCTTATGTAACTGGTCAAATTCAGGATATAGAATGGATTCTCTCTCTACTTCCTGAATAGTAACATCAATAGGACAGGACCAAATGTCTGATATTTTTAACGAAGACTCCGCGACCCCGGAACTTCCATTTAGCGATCCAAACGCAGTAACTCTTGAAGACCTCGTTGGTGAGGGCAAGAAATACAAAACAAGTGAGGATCTTGCTAAAGCCATTGCTCATGCTAATAATCATATTAAACAGCTTGAGCAAGACACTGCAACCCTTAAGTCTGAACTTCAGCAGAGGGTTTCGGTAGAAGACGCAATTAAACAACTTACGTCACGAAACGAACAACCAACCAATAGTGAACCGGCCTACCAGCCGCCTTCTGAGGCACTTGTTCAGACAGAAAGCAACTCAAGCGCGTCGATTACTTTGGAGGATGTAAAACGCCTTCTCCAAGAAGATAAGCAACAAACCTACGCAGAACAGAACCTGACCAAGGCAATTAATAAAGTCGTTGAGTTTGCTGGTGGATCTGAAAACGCTAAGTCTTTCTTAGCAAGCAAGGCAAATGAACTTGGAACTTCTGTTTCTCGTCTCAAGGATCTTGCACAAGAAACTCCAGACGCTTTCTTAAAACTCCTAGATATTTCTGGAAAGCAAGCTTCTACAGGCTCCGTACCAACTTATCGACCTGAAAAAGTTGACAGGGCTCCCGATCCTAACCGTCTTGAAACTAAGGCGGACTTCGACGAGCTCCGTAGAACAAACAGATCGCGGTATATGAGTCCTGATGTTCAGCGTAAGTTGATGGAAGTTCGCATGAAAGAATTATCAAACCGATAGTAATCAACTAACTTAACCACACGAAAGGACTGTATTATCATGTCTATGACGACTGCTAATACCAGTGTCCTCATTCGTTCTGAGATCTTTTCTACTGAACTTAAGGACGTCCTCGAAGAAGATTTGATGGCGCGTCAGTATGTTCGGTGGATCACAGAGTTCACCGATGGCGATCAGTTCACGATCCCCTCTATTGGTGATATCGAAGCTCGGGACTACCAAGAAGACACTGCAATTCAATACGATGCCATTGATACTGGTGAGTTCAACTTCACGATCACCGAATACGTATCTTCGGCTACCTACATCACCAAGAAGGCTCGTCAAGACCTTTTCTATGCATCTGAGCTGGAAAGCTCTTTTGTTCCGAAAATGTCTCGGGCAATCGCTGAAGACCTTGAGGCCCACATCTTCAAAGAAGGCCAGCCTCGCGCAGGAGATCCTGCAGGTTATCAGGATGCCGGTGCTCTGAACAACATCAACGGTGCAGCTCACCGCTGGGTTGGTATGGACACTGCTAACTCCAACCGCACTATCGGTCCCAAGGACTTTGCTCGTGCGAAGTATGCACTTCGTAAGGCCAACGTTCCCATGACCAATCTGGTTGCGATTGTTGATCCTTCTGTTGCTTACCACATTGAGACCCAAACGGGTCTGTCCGACACCACCTACAACCCTGACTTCCGTGGTGTCATTGAGACTGGTCTGACAACTGGTATGCGTTTCATCCGTAACATCTACGGCTTTGACGTATACGAGTCTCAGTTCCTGCCTCTGTGTGGTGACGACCAAGCTGGGACCTCTGAAACCATTGACAGTGTTGCTTCCGGTGCTAACGCCGTATGTAACCTGTTCTTCAGCATGGACCCAACTGTTGTTCCCTTCATCGGCGCATGGCGGCAAATGCCAGAAGTTGATGGCGAGTACAACAAAGACTTCCAGCGTGAAGAATACGTTACGACTGCTCGGTACGGTACGAAAATTTACCGTCCTGAAAACCTCGTCACGGTTCTCACATCAACTGACGTCATTGTCTAAAGAAAGGAGACCTAATTATGGGTAGATGGTATAATGCCGATGGTCTCGAAGTTCGTTACGGACGGGACAATGCTCGTGAATTTAACCAACCAAAAGTTCTGAAGACTTTCGGCAATCAGGGCGTTATCACCCTGCCGTTTGATCTGACGAAGCTTGCCGCTGGTGCAACGAGCTTTGATACTGACCGTGACAATGACGGGACCCTTGACGGTTTCAATGATGGTTCGATCTTTATTCCTGATCAGGCCCACATTGAGTCTGCTGTCATTTACATGACGGACACGGCTGCTGCTGGTGGTACTTCTGTCTCTGCTGGGCTTTATCAGCAGAACGGTACTGCAATCGACGCAGATGGTCTTGTGACTGCCGCTAATGGCGCTACTGCTAATCTCTCGGCTAACGCCAAGGTGGCTGGCTCTGGTGCTGACGTGGCGACTTCTGTTACTGAGAAAGCCTATCCGGCTATCACGGTAGCAGGCACCTTCACTGCCGGTGTTGGTGTTCTGGAGATCAAATACACTCTCCACAAGTCTGTCTAATTAACTTAAAGGACCCCTAGGTATAGTACAATTGTGTCTATACTTAGGGGTTTTTTGTTACAAGAAAAGCACTGAAATATGCAACTTATCGGATCACAAGGTTCTATCAGTACAGTGTCTGTAGCAGCAACAGCTACGGCCCTTACAACTGTAGATAACCGTAAATATGTAATTATTCAGAATGACTCCGGGTCTGACGTCTTTATTGGATTGACACAGACAAGTGGAGATCTTTCTACTTCTGTGTACACAGTTAAGCTGGCGACTGCTTCAACCTACGAAGTACCGGGCATCTACACTGGCCCAATCTACGCCCTTGTCTCCTCTGGCACAGCAGATGTAAATGTTACGGTACTTAGCTAAATATTGGCTTCTTGATATTAAGCACTCCCCTTGGGGGAAAAAGGCTCGGCGTCTTGCTGGGAGCCTACTAGCTAAATTTGGTTTAAATTTTGAAGATGAGTCCTATCGTGTTGATGGGGCTCAAAGTGATTTTGCTGCTTCACTAACACACTCAGCCAGCACGAACGCGACGATGACAAGCGGGTATGGGCCGGAGCTTGTTACGAATGGTGACTTTTCGGATGGTGCTACGGGTTGGGCTGCGACTAGTTCTGCATCAATTTCAGAAACTTCAGGGCAACTGTCTGTCACAGGGGTTCTTAATCATGGAGCCTATCAAGTTTATGCGCTGCCAGCGGGAACATATGAGTTTAGTTTTAACCTCGTAAGTGCTGGTGGAATTGGTGCCAAGTTAATCGGCAAAACTGGATCTGACGGTTTATCGGGAGGGACAACTTTTGACACTGGCTATCAAACATCCGTTGGAGTGCATAAGTTTGTTCTAGAGGTACTTGCAGGAACATCGAGTATTGTTTTGCGGCTCAATGGCACTGGTACAGTTATAGTGGACAACATCTCCGTCCGCGAGATGCCCTCAATCAAGTGGCGACCGCATAATTTGCTGACGTATAGTGAGGATTTAAGTAATTCGGCTTGGGTGCAATCACTCACACCAGTTTTAACGCATGGGCAGTTAGACCCCGCCGGTAATAACACCGCCACAAAACTTGAACTGGACGTAAACGATGGCATTTTTCAGACTGCCGGAAATTTGACGGGAAATTATACATTTGCCTTGTGGGTTAAGGGCGATGCATCAGGTACGATTAGACTTTCAGATGCCAGTGCCGGTGCTTTTAATATAAGCGTCAATGTTACAACAGAATGGACTCTTGTTAGCACAGGCAGCCAAACAATATCTGGATTCTTTTCTCCTTATATCTACAGGAGTGGCGGCGATCTTGC